AATGCTGAGGCAGAATTGGCAAATATTCTCTCTACAGAGATTCTTGCTGAAATCAACCGTGAAGTTATCAGAACCATCTATAAGGTTGCTGAGCAAGGTGCTGTTCAAAACACCGCTACTGCTGGTGTATTCGACCTCGACGTTGACTCCAACGGTCGTTGGTCAGTTGAGAAGTTCAAGGGTCTCTTGTTCCAAATCGAGCGTGATGCTAACGCAATCGCACAAAGAACTCGTCGTGGAAAGGGCAACATCATCATGTGTTCTGCTGACGTTGCTTCAGCACTGACCATGGCTGGTGTTCTCGACTACACCCCCGCACTCAACGCTAACCTTAACGTTGATGACACTGGCAATACTTTTGCTGGTACATTGATGGGCAAATTCCGCGTCTACATCGACCCATATTCGGCTAACCTCACTACCGCTAACGGTACTCCAGGTAACCAGTATTATGTTGTCGGTTATAAAGGTGCATCTCCTTATGACGCTGGCATCTTCTACTGCCCTTATGTTCCTCTCCAAATGGTTCGTGCCGTTGGTGAGAACTCCTTCCAACCAAAAATTGGCTTTAAGACCAGATACGGTCTTGTTGCTAACCCATTTGCAGAAGGAACCGCTCAGGGTCTCGGTAGAATGCAACTCAATGCTAACCGCTACTACAGACGTGTTGCTGTTAAAAATCTCATGTAATTTTACATGTAGTTTTCGAGGATCCCTTAAGGGATCCTTTTTTTATAAATAAAAATGTAAGAATAGATTGTGAACAATGCCAAGACCCGTTACAAATACTTCTGGATACTATGGTGATGGGAGAACGAAAAGAAAAGCAGAAAATCATAGAATAAACGTAATGATGCGTAGAGATAATCACAAGCAACAATTAGTTGAGCATTTTAATAATAAATGCAAAGATTGTGGAAATAGTTTTCCAATTTGTTGTTATGATTTTCATCATATTGATCCATCAAAAAAATCATTTGAAATTGCTCCAAGATTAGATGGAAACATTGAAACAATTATGGAAGAAGTTGCTAAATGCGTGATGATTTGTTCCAATTGTCATCGTATTAGACATTATAAGGAGAAAAGAAATAAATAGTTTAAAAAAACAATGGCACCTCAAATTGAAAATAGGAATTTTTTATCTCCTACAGGATTTAAATTCACTCTGAAAAAAAGTCCTAAGGTTGCATTTTTTTGTAATGAGGCAAATATTCCAGATTTAAATCTTGGTATTGCAGTACAAACTTCATATCTAAAAGATATTGATCTTCCTGGTGATAAAATAGTTTTTGGAGATCTGAATTTAAGATTTTTAGTTGATGAAAATCTTGAAAATTATATGGAAATTCAAAATTGGATTCGTGGTCTTGGATATCCAGAAAATTTGCAACAGTTTGCAGACTTGCAAAATCAGGGATTAATTCGAGGTAATTATACGCAAGATAGACAGAACATATATTCTGACGGAACTCTTCAAGTATTAACCAGTAGTTCAATTCCAAATTTTCAAGTAGTATTTAAAGACTTGTTTCCATATTCATTAGGAACACTTACCTTTGATGCAACACAAACTGACGTTCAATACTTTACAGCAGACGTAGGTTTCAAGTATACTATTTACAGTATAACCGATCTTAGTGGCAGTCCTTTATGAGTATTGATCTTGATAAAATTCAAGAAATGTGGGAGAAAGATGCAAAGATAGATCCAGACAATCTACACACAGAATCTTTAAATATCCCTGTTCTTCATGCAAAATATTTTGACCTTTATAATACAATTTTTCTTCTAAGAAAAAAAGCAGAGCAACAGAAAAGAAATATTCGTCACGACAGGTATGAGTATTACTCTGGAAAGGCTGATCCAGAAACTTATGTAGAAAATCCTTTTCCAAAGAAAATTAGAGATAAGGATACGATGCAAAAGTATCTTGATGCAGATGAAAGACTTTCTAGTGTATGTTTGAAAATTGATTACTATGATACCATGCTTACTTACTTAGAAAGTATTCTCAAAGTCATACAAAACAGAACCTACCAGATTAAGAATGCAATTGAGTTTATGAGATTTAATGCTGGATTAGGGTAAATAAATATACTTAGATGAATGCATCTAAGTGACAAATACAACTAATCTGGTTATAAGCAAATCAAACGAAGTATTTTTAAAAATAAAAACAGAACCTCATATTGAATATGAACTGAGAGATCATTTCAAGTTTGAGGTTCCTGGAGCAAAATTTATGCCTCAGTATAGAGGTAGAAATTGGAATGGAGAAATACATCTATATGACATGAGGTCCAAGCAGATATATGTGGGCCTCTTGGATAAGATTGTCAATTTCTGCGAACAGTACGGATATAGTTATAAGTTTGAAGATAATAAATTCTATGGGCAACCATTTGAAGTCAATGATATGATTTCATATGAGGGTGTCAAAGATTATATGAAATCTATTTGCACACATTCTCCTCGGGATTATCAAATAGAGGGAGTATTCGATGCTCTAAAGCACAATAGAAAACTATTGATAAGCCCCACTGCGAGTGGCAAATCTCTGATGATTTATTCAATCGTGAGATATTATGAGAACAAAGGGCAAAAAATCCTTTTAGTTGTCCCAACGACATCTCTTGTAGAGCAAATGTACAAGGATTTTGAGGATTATGGTTGGGACGCTGCGTCATATTGTCACAAAATTTATTCTGGTAAAGAGAAGACGAATGAATTTCCAGTTACGATCACTACTTGGCAATCTGTATATAAACTGGACCGTTCATTCTTCGAAGACTATGGTGTTATTATAGGCGATGAAGCTCATTTATTCAAGAGCAAGTCATTGATTGAAATCATGACTAAACTTCATCATGCAAAATATCGATTTGGTTTTACAGGAACACTTGATGGAACTCAAACTCATAAATGGGTTCTGGAAGGATTGTTTGGGCCATCATATAAAGTAACCAGAACTGATGAATTGATGCAGCAAGGACATCTTTCTCAGTTAGATATTCAGTGCCTTGTTCTCAAGCATCCGCCACAAAAGTTTGAAAAATATGAAGATGAAATACAGTATTTAATTTCTCACGAACAAAGAAATAAATTTATTACTAACTTAACTCTTGACTTAAAGGGAAATAGTCTTTTACTTTTTAGTCGTGTAGAAGCTCACGGAGCAGTGCTTTTTAATCAAATAAATACTAACAAGCGAGGTGATAGGAAAGTCTTCTTTATTCATGGTGGCGTAGATACAGAAGAAAGAGAACTGGTAAGGGAAATTACAGAAAGAGAAAACAGTGCAATCATTGTTGCTTCTTATGGAACTTTTAGTACTGGAATCAATATTAGAAATCTGCACAATGTTATCTTCGCTTCTCCTTCAAAATCCAGAATCAGGAACCTCCAATCAATCGGAAGAGTTTTAAGAAAAGGAAAGAATAAAACAAAAGCAGTCTTATACGATATTTCAGATGACTGTACTTCTAACTCAAGAAAAAATTATACACTAAATCATCTCATTGAAAGAATTAAAATCTATAATGAAGAGAATTTCAATTATGAGATAATCACTATACAACTAAAGAAATGATAGAAGACGATTTTTACGCAACAGTTAAATTAAAATCAGGTGAAGAAATATTTGCTAAAGTTGCTGCCTCTGAAGAAGAGGAAAGAACTATGCTGATTATTAATAATCCAATTATGATATCTGAGGTTAAAAGTAGAATAGGAATAGTTGGATATAAATTTGAGCCTTGGTTAAAGACAACCACAGAAGATATGTTTATTATAAAACTTGATGATGTTCTAACTCTTTCAGAATCTTCTGATATTGAAATGATTATGATGTATCAATCTTATGTTCGTCAATCGTACAAAGAAAAAAGAAATCAATCTAAACCAAATCGTAGAATGGGATATATTGCTAATGTCAATGATGCTAAAGAGATCTTAGAGAAGCTCTATAAGAATAGCTAAGCCAATCTTATCAACCCGGACAAAGGTTATTATACACAGTTTCAGACACCTTGTCAACTATTTACTTAAGTGTTATAATATCTACATAATAATGATAAAAACTTATGATAAGCACAGCAGTCATGGCCAAGAGAAAGAGGTCAGAGCATTACGTTAATAACAAAGAGTTTCTTGCAGCACTCATTAAATATCGTGAGGATGTTGAAATCACCTTTATTCAAAAGAATGGCAGAGAACCGACAAAAGAAGATAGGTCAAAAAGATGGGATACCAAACCACCTATTCCACGTTATGTTGGAGAATGCTTTTTGAAGATTGCCAATCACCTCTCTTTCAAACCCAACTTCGTAAACTATATGTTTAAGGAGGATATGATTTCTGACGGTATTGAGAATTGTGTGCAGTACATTCACAATTTCAATCCAGAGAAGTCTCAGAATCCTTTTGCATACTTCACACAAATTATTCACTATGCGTTTCTCCGTCGTATTCAGAGAGAGAAGCGTCAGTTAGAAATCAAAAATAAAATTCTTGAGAAGTCTGGGTTCAGCGAAGTCTTTACGGATGACAACACTATTGACGGCGGGAACTATTCCGACTATAATTCTATAAAAGATGGAATTCATAGTAAGTTAAGGTATTAATACTGTTTCTAACTCCAAAGTGTTATAAATAATTATAGTATTGTGGAGTTAGAAAAGGAATGACTAAACCAAAATATACCCCTGAAGAAAGGAAACGGATAATGGGGGAAAATATGCTTAAAAATAAAGCAAAAGCTACTTCTAATGGATACACTCAAAAAAGTGCCTCACGGGAATTAGCAATAGCAGAAGGTAAAAAAACCTATACTGGAAATACTTCATGTAAGCGTTGTGGTAGTTTTGAGAAATATGTTAGTTCTTATAACTGTGTTTCTTGTGCTGTTAAAACAGGATTGGAAAAATTGAATAATGAAGAATTGATGAAACCTTATAGGACAAAGGAGAAGAAAAATAATAAAACTTATAGATATAGATCTAAAAAGTTTGGTGAAACGCCAATCCTAACACCCGAAGAACATCAACGTATATTGCTCATTTACAAAGAATGTGGTAGAATTACAGAAGAGACAGGTGTTCTTCATCATGTTGACCACATCCATCCAATCTCAAAAGGTGGTAAACATCACCCAGATAATTTGCAAATTTTGACTGCTACTGAAAACATTCGTAAAGGAAACAAATTATTATGAAAATCGGAATAATTACAGATAGCCACTGGGGTGCCAGAAAAGGTTCTAAACTTTTTCAGGACTATTTTGAACTCTTCTATAAGAATGTGTTTTTCCCGACGCTGGAACAGTACGGGATTACCACAGTCATACACATGGGAGATGCTTTTGATAGCCGCAAATCAATAGATTATCAAAGTTTTGAGTGGGCAAAGAAGGTTGTATTTGAACCTCTTTCCAAATATGACGTTCATATGATTACTGGTAATCATGATTGTTATTATAAAAATACTAACAATGTGAATTCGCCAAATCTTCTACTTCAGTCTTATCCGAATGTAAAGACATATTCATCTCCAACTGAAATTAAAGTTGGTGATTTGAATGTGCTTCTTATTCCTTGGATTTGCATGGAAAA